CAGCCGACACCGGGCTAAGGTGCATCCGCCTGATGTCGGCGGCTGTCACCTCGCGCCCTTCGGGTGTCGCGGTACAGTGTAAAATGAGAAACTGGAGCTTTGCCATGTTATTTGGCGGTTTAGGGATTTTCAGAGGTCTTGTTGTTGGCAGCCTTGAGTTCAGCAGAGAACTTAGGAGCCGCGCGGAAGTCCAGAACTACGAGTTCTTCTCCGAAAGCGATGTTGGTATCTGCCATCATGAGCAACTTGAAGAAGTAAAGCTCCGAGGCATTGGCATACTTGTCGATCTGGATTACCTTTTCATCGTTCTGGAGGTTGACCGCGGCGAAGAAGTTGCCGTCGGCATCGGGAGAACAGAGCGTGGCGATGATGAGACCCTCCGGCCATGCGGATACGGTCTCGATGTCGATGCCCTTGTAGCGCATACGGTTTACATCGGTCTCGCTGGCGTTCTTGTTCTCGCGCGCAGTCAATTCGTCGTCATACGTGTCAAAGTCCTCGACGCTCATGAGGATACGGAGATTGGAATTTTTGCGCATCGCCTTGGGAATAGCCTTGCGCACGGCCTTGAGTCTGTCTATCATCGTCGTGGCTTTCGAACCGTCAACGAGGACATAATCCGGTGCTTTGGCAGCCTGTGTCAGAATGCCGTTCATGAGCTTGTTATCGTCCTTACCCTCGACATATTCGCCGTTGACATAGTGGTCGCCGAGCTCGAACTGCACCTGCTTGGACAGGGCGTCGAGAAGGGCGTTCTGCCCCTCGGGAGGGAGCTCACGGAAAACAAGGTCGCCGGTAGGCTGCCACTTGCGCCAGATGTGCTCGAACTGACGGGGATTGAAAACGGTGAAAGCCATGAAGTCGTGGGGTATGAGCTCCTGCTCCGACCAGTTGAAGTCGCCCTTGGAATCTTCAACTGTTGGATTCTCCTTGCGCTTCTGAAGCATCTTACCGGCCTTGAGGCGCGGGATACTTAGTTTCTTGCTTACACCTGGGATAACCATGATCAGCCCCTTCTCCACAAGCTCGTTGCCTGTGGCGGCGACGGTGAGAATTCTCTCAAGTACCTCGCCGTTGTAATTGGTGTTATCTACTACTATTGCCATGTCTGTATGGTTTTTGCTTTGTTATTTTTTGAGATTGGCGTGGATTTCCTCCATGCGGAGTTCCCACGGGCCTTTCTTGGGGAGGTCGTCGCCGGCGGGTTCGGTCTGAAGTGTGCCGCTGAGTTTCGGGGCCGGAGTGATGGCGTCGAGGGTAGCGTTGAGGGTTTCGATACCCACAGACTTGCCAAGGTCGAGGAAATGCTGCTTCTTCTCCGCCGGGATCTTTTTGGCGGCGATAGCCGCGTCTACGGCGGCTGTAACCTGTGATAGTTTGAGCTGCTCGTTTTCCCTGCGGATGTTCTCCACATCGTCGTTGGCGGTTTTGAGTTCCGCGAGTTTCGCGTTGACGGCCGCCTCGTCTGCCGTTTCCGGCAAGCCCAGTGTCAGGGCGAGTGTCTTGATGTCCATTTGCGGTTGGTTGTTGGTTGGTTTATGATTCAGCCTCGGAAGGGGGCAGTCACCACCCTCGCTCAGCGTTATTAACTGTCCGTCCTTGTGGAGCCGGATTGCATCGTTGTTGGCTCCGATGTCGACAAGCGACACTTCGATAAGGCGCGCCTTTGTCACTGTCGCATAGCGCTGCCCCGGCACGATAAGCTCCGCGGCGTCGCTTGTTTCGATGACCTCGAAGCCGATGCTCACCATACGGAGCGAGCCGAAGTCCCACTGCTTCTTGCACTGGGTGGAAAGTTCGGTGGCCTCGTCAAATGCGAGCTCGCCGGTGATCTCGCCGTTCTCCTTCTTTATGTCCTTTATAAGTCCGATGGCCTTGCCGCGGTTGTGCATATAAAGGAGTATGGGGTTGCGCTCATACTGGGTGATGTCCACGCCATCGGTCAGGACGCGGTACCCGTAGCTGTTGAGCGTGTCGTTTGTCAGTCTTACTCTGTTGCCCATGTCTGTGCGATAATGATTTTTTCGGTGCAAAAGTGAGAGATAAACCGCTTGTTTCCAAAAAAGTGTGCAATGGTTGCACACTTGTATGCAATGGTTGCACACTTTTTTTGAAGGCACACCTCATATTCGCACTTTTGCAGTGCAAAAGCGCCAAAATCATTATCGACATGACAAAAGCTGAACTTGAAAATAAAAGAAACCTGGCACGCACCCTGTATCTTTCAGGGAAGGAGCAGACCGAAATCGCCGAGATGATAGGCGTGTCACGAGTCACTATATCCAAATGGTGTACCGCTGACGGGTGGAAGGCCGCCCGCGCTGCCAAGACCATCACTCGCCCAGAGCTCATAAAGAAATTACTCCTGGCGACAAACACATTGCTTGACAAAGTCAACGAATCCGGCGACCTCGCCCTTATAGACAGCCTCGGCGACAAGCTATCAAAGCTGACCGCCGCCATCGACAAGCTCGACAAGTCACAGGCCAATGTCGTGGCCGCCATAGAGGTGTTCACTGCTTTCTCCAAATATCTTGAATTCCGCGCCAAGACTGACCCGGAGGTAACCATCGAGTTCATCAAGAAGGTCAACAAACTGCAGGACGGATTCCTCATCGAGTCATTCAACAAGGGAGCACTCGTTTACCATGGCGACTAAACTTACAAAGGAACAGAAGGAGGCATTCGCGCAGTGGAAGGAACACTGCCGCGAAGTCCAGGCCATGACGGCGGCATCCTTGTCTATCGTAAAGGAGTCGCCTGTCGATAAGGAGCGTCGAATCAAACGGCTGCTCTCCAATTATGACGAATTCTGCGAATATTATTTCGCACACTACCTCACCCTGCGCGACAAGACCACCGGGGAGGTTATCCGAGTGATACACAATGCGCCGTTCCATACCAAAGCGGCGCTCACGATAAAGAACACGCCAAATCTGAAGGCGGTGTTCAAATGGCCGCGCGGCCACGCCAAATCCACCCACATCGGAGTGTTCATTCCCCTTTGGCTGATTTTCCAGCCGAAGAGGCTTATCAATTTTATGGTCACTGTCGGCAAGTCCGAGGATAGCGCCAACCGTCTGCTCGGTGACCTTCAGGCGGAACTGGAATACAACCAGAAGCTCATCGCTGATTTTGGTGAACAGAAAAACCTCGGCTTATGGCTGCAGGGTGAGTTCAAAACCAAAGGCGGGGCAAAATTCCTCGCCGTGGGCCGCGGACAGTCGCCGCGCGGCCTCCGCGACCGTGAGACCCGTCCGGACTATATTGTGATCGATGACCTTGACGATGACGAGCTCTGCCGCAATGAAAAGCGTGTCAAGGAACTCACAGACTGGGTCAAGGAGGCTCTGTTCGGTGCACTCGATGTTGGCCGTGGCCGCTTCATAATGGTCGGCAACCTTATTTCTAAAAAATCGGTGCTTGCCAATATCGCCGCTTCAAAGGGAGTGCATGTGTCCGAGATAAAGGCCGTCGACCGTGACGGCAACCCGGTGTGGGTTGAGAAGTGGACTAAGGAGGAGGCGCAGGCTGTCAAGGATTTCATGGGATACCGTGCTTGGGAAAAGGAGATGATGCACAATCCCATCAATGACGGCTCCATATTCCGGCATGAGTGGATACGCTTCAAGCGTATGCCGAAACTCGAAAAGTACGAGATGCTCGTGTGTTATACCGACCCGTCGTTCAAATCGACAACGGCAAACGACTACAAGGCTTGCCGCCTGTGGGGCAAGATCGGAACAGAGCTGCACCTCATTGACTGCTACGTCCGCCAGGACACAGTGTCCGGAATGGTGCGCTGGCTCTATGACCTCTATGAGCGAACACGTGACCGTGTGGCAATATCCTTCTTCATGGAGGCCAATTTCATGCAGGACATCATCCTCGACGAGTTCGCCGCCGAGGGAAATATCCGCGGGTACCAGTTGCCCATACTGCCGGACACCAGGAAGAAGCCGGAAAAGGTGCAGCGCATCGAAGCGGTGTCGCCGCTGTGGGAGCGTGGCTTCGTTTTTTACAACGAGGCTCTGAAAGAGTCCCCTGACATGGAGGTCGGCATCGAGCAGACCCTGGCTCTCGAGCGAGGCTCCCGCGTGCATGATGACGCGCCGGATGCCGACGAGGGTGCTATCTGGTATCTGCAGCGCAGCACTCGTCAGGAAGTTTTCAAACCGGTGGCGATTCCGCGTCGCTCGCCTAAAAATACATGGTAGTATGTTTATAGACAATGAAGATTACAAGGTGGTGATTGGCGATGCAGCACTGAAGGTCGTGTCACAGTCATCGCCTGAGAATATAGCCAATGCCGAGGCGGAGGCCATCGAGGAAATATCGGGCTATCTGCGCCCGGTATATGACACCGCAGCCATTTTCGCCGCGACCGGGAATGACCGCAATCGGCTGATTGTAATGTACACCGCCGACATCGTGCTTTATCACCTCACTGCATCGCAGCCGCAGAAGATGGGCAGCGAGATACGCAAGGAGCGATACGAACGCGCAGTCAAGTGGCTCGAGGGGGTACAGGCTGGCAGGATTGTCCCCGACCTTCCTCTTACTGTGTCCGATGACGGCAGCGCCGGATTCGGCACTTCCTATCATTCATTTCCAAAACTTAGACACGACTGGTGATTATGGGGCGCAGACAGAACAGACCGAAACTTAGCAGGGCACAGAAGGATGCCCGCAGCAGGATACAGAAGCAGTCCTCCGTCATTCTGGAGCTGCACCGCTATGCGGAGTTTTTCTCAAAGAACGACATCGAAGACTGGCGTCGGGCATGGCAGAGCGCGATTGATCCGCGCCATCCGTCCCGGCTGAAGCTGTATGATATCTACCGCGACGCAATGACAGACTCGCACCTTTCGGGTTGCATACAGCAGCGCGTGGGGTTCGTCATGTCGCGCTCTTTCAAACTCGTCAACGAGAACGGCGACCAGGACGAGGCGGCGGAGCATCTGTTTGACCAGTCATGGTTCAAGGACTTGTGCCGGCTATGCCTGGAGTCAATATGGTACGGACATTCGCTAATCGAACTTGGAGATGTCATTACCGACGGCGACAGTCATCCGGCATTCTCCGGCGTGACGCTTATTCCCCGCAAGCACGTTGTTCCGGAGAAGGGTCGCGTGGTACAGCGCGTGGGCATGAACTGGGAAACGGGGATAGAGTACCGCGAGCGTCCTTGGAAGGACTGGCTGATCGAGGCCGGACGCCCAGATGACCTCGGGTTGCTACTCAAGGCCGCCCTGCATACCATCCCCAAGAAGCACGCGATGACGTTCTGGGACTGTTTCGCGGAAATATTCGGCATGCCGTGGCGGATAGCCCGCACATCGACCCGCGACCCGAATGAGTTCAAACGTCTGCAGGACATGATATACAATGGCGGAGCCAGTCAGGGCATGGTTGCCGGTATGGAGACGGAAATCCAGTTCGTGGAGTCCGGCAAGGGGGACGCCTTCAATGTCTATGACAAGCGAATCGACCGCGCCAATTCCGAACTGTCCAAACTGGTTATCGGCCAGACCATGACCATCGAGGACGGCTCGTCGCTCTCGCAGTCGCAGACCCATCTCAAAGTATTCATGAACCTCGTGGAGTCCGACCGCGACTTCCTGCGCGACATCATCAACAACCAGCTTATCCCGCTCATGGTCCGACACGGCTTCCCTGTCAAGGGGCTGCGTTTCGAGTGGGATGATGCCGTAGACTACACCCCGGAGCAACAGGTGGCATACGAAACAATGATTGCCGACCGCTACGAGGTCGATCCGTCGTATTTCGCAGACAAATACAACATGCCTGTCGGGGCGCGACGCAACCCGGTTGCGTTGCCTCCAGTTGATAACAAAGAGAAAGAGACAGCTGATAAGGAGAAAAAACATTTTTTCGACTAAGCCCCTCTGACTACGGGGGGCTGCACAGACGCTATGCTTCGCTGCTCGATGGAGTAGCCATAGAGGGACTTGCCGCTCCGGGCGATGATTTGCGCAAACGTCTGTCCTCGCTGTTCACCGGCATGATGAAGTCGCTTTTCAAGGAGAAAGGCTCGGAGTTCCGTGTCGAGCTTGTGGCCGACCCGGCTGTGCAGGAGTTTGTCGGTGCCCATGCCTCGGCTCTTGACTCTGCCTTTCAGAAGGTGGAGATGTCTGATGCGATGCGCCGGCGTCTTACCAGGTCGAATTACATATTCTCCGGAATGAAGGCGTTTCACGAGCTGCACGAGGCGTTCCCGTCGCTACTCGATGAGAACGGCAATAGAAAGCCGTTTGAACGATTTTTGAACGATGTTCAAAGCATAGACGCAACCTACAATGCCAACTATCTCCGGGCGGAATATAATTTTGTAGCCGCGTCTGCGGAGATGGCCGGGCGTTGGGAACAGTTCATGCGCGACGGTGACCGTTATAATCTCCAGTACCGCACACAGCGCGACGACAAGGTGCGTCCGGAACACGCGGCTCTTGATCGTGTGACTCTTCCCCCCTCTGATTCGTTCTGGGAGGAATTCTATCCGCCAAACGGATGGAACTGCCGATGCACAGTGGTTCAGGTGCGCAAATCGAAATACCCTGCCACCTCCCACGACGAGGCAATGCGACTTGGCGACGAGGCCCTGCAGCGCGACACCAAAGGTATATTCCGCTTCAACGCCGGCAAGGAGGGCAAATCAGTACCGGACTACAATCCATACACCATTCGCCGCTGCTCGACATGTCCCGTTGCCAAAGGAGGAAAAGGGCGTGAACTGGCATTCGTGCCGGATAACGAAGTCTGTCAGGCATGCGCCATCTTCCATGAGTGCGCCGGCAATGCCGAAAAGTCTGCACGTGCCATTGAACGTAAACATTATATGCGTGAAATGGCTCCGTTACTGGGTCGCCGATGTGCCAAATCTATTGATGAAGGTTCGGATATTCAGGTAGGATTCACCACTTACGGTAACAAACACTTGTTCTCTGACACATTCGGACGCTCAAGTGTGCTATCAAAAGTCGATCTGAAAAATCTTGATACTCTTCTCGCACAATCAACCTACGACGGGGAGTCAGCACTGACACACTCAAGGAGTGACAGCATTGAGCATTTCTATTATTTCAAGACAACTTTACGAGGTCAGGAAATAAGGCTCAATATAGCCAAACAAGTTGAAACCGATCCACATGGCCGAACCCGTACATCTTACTTCCTCTACTCGGTAAATGACATATAAAAAGCACCGAAGGCGGATCTTAGGACTAAATTGCCAGCTTACCATTCCTTCAGTGCTTTGTGCAAAATTACGAACAATTCTTGACATATAAAAGTTTATGAACAAATTTATCTCATTTCTCAAAAAATCCAACCGCTACAAGCATCTTATCGGCGGTTTTATCGTGGGGTTACTCGCCTGTGGACCCTACCCTGCTACATACTCTGCCATCGTGGCCGGTTCTTGTCTTGAGCTTAAAGACAAACTGCACGGCTGCCCGTGGGACTGGATTGACTGGCTAATGACCGTAGCCGGAGGGGCTATTGCCGCTGTTTTATGGCTTTTGCTCTGAAACATTCCTATCGGAACACGGATTATGCGTAACTTTGCACTTTGTAAGGCTGTGGCACTCAATAGGCCGTGTGGTCTATCGCGGGTACAACAACGCGAACGCGAATGGCGGGGTATCGTTCGCGAATGCGACTAACGATGCTTCGAACACGAACACGAATGTCGGCTCGCGCCTGGACAACTATAAATCGGCGTACATCAACGGGGACGTGTCCCCATCGACGTGCCGAGAGTGCCGGGCCTCGGCAAAAGCGCATGATGCGGAAAGCCGGAACACCAAGTGTTCGGGTAGGGTTTGGTAGGCCGGAAGGCTCGAAGAACCTGGACCCGGAAGAAGGAAGGCTCAAGGAGCCGAAACATTTTTTAAGTATCACAATGCATAGAGAAGGAAACATAATTCAGGAAATTGTGGCCTATCCCAACATAGCCACCGCTTTCGATCAGGTTCTGAGGGGTTCCGCGCGCAAACAGTCCCGTCAGGGCCGTTACCTTCTCGCGCATCGTGATGAGGTCATTGAGCAGATCTCCCGGAAACTGGCTGACGGCAGATTCCGCATATCCGGCTACCGGGAACGCACCATTAATGAAGGCGGTAAGACACGGCATCTTCAGATACTCACGATGTATGACCGTATTGCCCTGAATGCCGTTATGACCGTGGTTGATGAACATCTCAAACGTAGGTTCATACGCACATCATCGGCATGCATCAAGAACCGTGGCATGCACGACCTGAAAGCATATATAGAGCGTGACTTGCGCGAAGATCCGGAAGGCACACGCTATTGCTACATGTTCGACATCAAACAATGCTATGGGTCCACATCGCAGGAGCTTGTAATGCAATGTTATCGTACCGTGTTTAAAGATCCGGTGCTACTGAAAATCCTCGACAACTGCACCACAATGATGCCGGAAGGAATCAGTCTGGGTCAACGGCCCTCGCAGGGTCTCGTAAACCTTCTGCTGTCTGTACATCTTGACCATCCTCTCAAATCAGGCCACCGGGTCCGCCACTTTTATCGTTACTGCGACAACGGCGAAGCCTTGGCGGCCACAAAAAAGGATTGTTGGAAAATCCGCGACCTTGTCCATTCTTTGCTTGATCCTCTCGGGTATGAAATCCACCACGAGAGAGTGTTCCCGGTAACAGAGGGTATTGATGCATTAGGTTACGTCATCTACCCTACCCATGCGCTTATACGCAAGCGTATCAAACAGAAGTTCGCCCGTAAGATAGGCGAAGTAAAAAGCCGGAAACGAAGAAGCGTACTGACCGCCTCATTCTACGGGATGGCCAAACACGCACAATGCAATAACCTATTTTATAAATTAACAGGCACAGAAATGAGATCATTCAAAGACCTTAATGTAGCTTACAAGCCCGATGACGGCAAAAAGCGATTCCCCGGAGCGGTGGTAAGCATCCGGGAACTGGTGAACCTTCCCATCGTAATCCGCGACTTCGAGATGGGCGTAAAGACATCGCAAGGCGAAGACCGTTGCGTTGTGGCCATCGAGGTCAACGGCGAGAAGAAAAAGTTCTTCACCAACTCGGAGGAGATGAAGAACATCCTCCAGCAAATCAAGGAACAGCCCGACGGTTTCCCCTTCTCCACCGTACTGAAGACGGAGTCATTCGGACAGGGCAGAACAAAATACATCTTCACTTAAAAACCATGCGCAGAGTCCAAGGCAATCCTGATGTGGCACTCCTGGAGTGCACAAACCCGGTCAAAAACAAATGGCGCGTCCGCTGGGATGTGTCGACCGATGAATCCGGCACCACCTCCTACATGGAGGCGGAGTTCGACCACCGTCCGTCTGTCGACGAGGTGAAATCTCTTATCGAGGGATGGATCAGCGACGCCACACGCGAGAGAATCATATCCGGCTTCACCTATGAAGGTGTCCCGGTATGGCTGTCGGCCGAGAATCAGACCAACTATGAGCGCGCCTACATCCAAAGCAAGATGGGTAATGGCGTGTCG